TCCTTCCAACAGTGGGAGACTGGTGCGCGGGCCATGCACCCTGCATTTTTTGAATTGTTGACGATTAAGACTGCGCTCATTGCGCACAAGTCAAGAAATTCCTAAACACACCCAAATCCGGATACCCTTTCTAAGCCAGCACCGCCGCGAACGCACCACGTACAGATGGCGGTACCAAAGTCGCGATTCGTCTCCATTCCGCCAGATACAAAGCACGCGCGCCAGCTTCATCGACCGCAGCGCTAACATTGAGTGCCGGCAGATCACGACATGCCTGCTTGGCCACCTTGATGGCTTGAGCTGTGACGGCGTCGCCATCTGTCAGTGCATCCGCCTGCAAGCCATCGAGTACGTTGATCGCGACATCGCGGCGCAGTCGCAGCTCAGGCCGCATGGCCACAATAGTCTCGGACAAAGTGGGCGGCGCCGGCGGTACAGGAGGAGCCGGCAGGTCTTCAACGATCCATGCTGTGCCGCTCCATCGAACAAGCTGGGTGTCCGCATTGAACTCGGGCGGTTCGATGGTCGTAGCATGCGCCGGAACCAACCAGTTATCCTCGTCGAGGGGGTCTAGGTCTGCCGGTGACGCCGATAGATACCTGCCGGTCCGCGAGTCAAAATTGAAGATTTGCATAGCGATCTCCGTTCAATACTTAACGCAAGCCAGGAAAGCCACGTTGCGTGGCCTGCTCTCGGCAGCGATACGAGGCGTGCCGTTAGTGCCGTCAGACACCAATGCCTTTACGGCCTGCGCCATCAGGGACGATCCCCCGCTTTGCAATCCCATGTAGCCGCCGCCGCTACCGGCGCCCGTGCCATCGGCGCGTAGTTCGTGCCAATGGCCTTGAAGCGCGTCGAGCTGCAACGAACCGAGTACACGCGAGGTATCGATCCCTCGGCTATCGTCCCAGCCGCGAACGAATTCACCGCGCAGGTCCGGCAACCGAAAGTTGCCGGCGCCCTCGCCGCCAGTGTTGAACGCGGTGCCATAGGCTGCAAAAAGCGCCGCATAGGTGGTCTGTGACACGACGGCGCCGTTGGCCTTCAAAAATCCGGTTGGTGCACTCCCTTGGCCAACAAATACTACTGACCCGGCAGGAAACGGGGATGCGGTCGTTGCCGCCGCAATCATCGCCGCGATCGCATCGCGTACCTGGGTGAGCACCGCCGCGTCCTCGGCAAGCCCGCCGGCGATGACCACCGCACGCAACTCCTCGGTCATCATGTGGTACCAGTACGCCCCCGGAATGGTCGGCGATGCCCCTTCCTGCGGGTACCCGACCGAAGGAGCGCCGGGCGCGGCCGGCGCGCCCACTGCCGCATTGGCAAGCCATTGTCGTTTCATCGTGGCCTCACGAGTAGTTGAAAATCAAAACCGTGTGCGCGGCCTTCAAGCGGCCGAACACGCATTCCAGAAGCTGGTTCGAGGTCACCACCAACGCCTCGCTGACCGGCCCCAGCACCGAGTGATAGAAGCTGTTGGTCAGTGGCGCGTTGACGCGCCAGTAGAAGCGGATGTCCTCGTGATACAAGCCGTGGTCCACCGGCGAGAGCACCGAGTGCGGGGTGAACTCGTCAATGGTGATCGTGTAGCCCAGGCGCGCCGCCAGATCGATGAAGTACTGCCGCGACAACCCGCCTTGGCCATCCACCTTCGCCACCAGCGCAGCGCGGCGGATCTCGAACGACTGCCCCGGCCCGACGCACGGATCGGGCAGGCCGTAGACGCGCTCCCAGTCCACCAGCGACTCGGCCACGGTGGCCGGTACCGACTCGACCAACAACTGATCGGCACGCCCCTGCGCCGCGTCCAGCACCGCGCCCAGCGCCGCCAGGTCGGCCGCCATCGTCGCCCCCGCCGCATCGTAGGAGACCGGCGGCAGCAGCCGCTTGAGAAGTTCCGCGTGGCTCATGTGAGGGTCACCACACCTTTGCGCGGAATCTCAAGGTGGGTCGCATCGACCAGCGTGGCCACGTTTCCTGCCGGCAGCGTCTGATTGAAATCGGTCACACCCTGGGTGTCCGCGATGATCGCCGCGCTGCGCGTCTTGATGAACGTCGCGCCCGGCCCGAGCGTGGCGAAATAGGCATCCAGCGCGCTGTTGATGGCGGCGCTCGCCGTCGCCAGCGTCACGCCAGACAGCGTCAGCGCCGCCGTGATCGCCACATCCACGAAGGTCGGCGCCAACACCAACACATCCTTGGCCCCAGCCGGGCGGCGCGCGTCGATGTAGGCCTGCACCTCGGCAATCAAAGGCGCGCCCGGCGCAGCCCCGTTCGACAGCACCGCGATATCCACCGTGCCCACCGCGCGCCGGTTGTCGAACACCCAGGCGTGCGTGATGCCCGGTACCGCCAGCGCCCAGTTGCGATAGTCCGCCTGGTTGCCCCCGGCCGGCGGGTTCCGCAACACCTCCAGCAAGCGCGCGAGCAACGACGCATCGGTCTCCGCGTCGGTGCCGCCGGTCATCGTCAGGATCGTCGCCGCCGAGGCCACGCCAGGCGGCGAGGCCGTCAGCACCGCCGCCGTATTGATCGCCTGGTTGCCGGCCAGGCCCGCCGTCACCGCCTGCGCCGCCAGATCCACCGAGCCGCCGCCGCCGATCGCACCGCCGGTGGTCACCAGGAAGGCCGCGCCGGTCGAGGTCTTCACCTCCGTGCCCAGCGTGACCGCTGCGCCCACCGTGCCGGTGAAGCGCACCGTGCCGGTCGCGCTCGTCGCCGGCTTGCGCGTCAACCCCTTGCGGGTCGCATGCTGTTCCAGGATCTCGGCATCGGCCGTGTCCGGAAAAATCTGCCGGAAGATCCACGCCTGGTGCTGATACTCGCCTTCGAGCGCGGCGGCATGGCCGGCGGCACGGGCGTAGAAGTCCGAGTCCGGCCCCACCACCGCGTCCGGCAGCTGGTTCTGGATGTTCCGCAGGATCTGGTCGCGGATGTCCGCGTAGGCGGGAAGAACGAAAGGCATCAGGCCACCTTGATCGGATGAACGAACGTGAGGGCGCGGCCACCGGCGTCGGTCACCGCGATGCTCAACTGCAGGCGCCCGCCGGCGGAGGCATCCTTGACCCGCTCGGTAGTCACCACGATCGCGCGGGCGCGGCCGTCATCGAGAATCGGCTGCAGCGCCTGCTCGCTGTACTGCTTGGCCAACAGCGCCACCCGCGCCACATCCTTTTCGCGCTGCAGCTCGTGAAGGCGCGATCCCAAGGTCGGGTCCGCCCACCAGGTGGCCAAAGGCGTCATCAGGCGCAGGTACACCGCGTTGGCCAGGCCGTTGGCCGGGTCGCGCACGTAGGCGCCTGCCTGGTACACGTAGTCGCCGGTGGCCGGATTCACCCATGTATCCATCACGGAATCTCCGGTGGTGCGATGGCGTTAGCGGTGCCCGCCACCGCGCCGATCTGCCAGGTGTTAACGCGGTCCGGCAGCCACTGCTGGCCGTGGCCATTGCAGTCGAACTGGAACTTCGAGGCTGCGTGCACCTTGACCACGTCACCCTCGATGCGCGCCGTCTCGCTCGCCTTGACCGTGATGTTCTTGGCCGCCACCTCGATCGACCCATCCGCCTTGAAGTGGATGCGATGCCCCTCGGCATTCGCGTTCAGGTGGGTGTACAGGCACACCTCACCGCCGGCCAGGTTCTTCACCCGGTAGGTCGCATGCTCGGTCGCCACGATCACCCCGTGCGCGGTCTGCCCGCCGATCGGCAGCACGATGCACATCGTCCCGGCCGGTGGCGCGCTGGTGAAGCCGTAGTGCTGCATCATTTCGTTGTCCTGCAGCGTTTCGCCGGCCATCGCATCGGCCTGCAGCAGCGCCACCGGGCCGCCGGTGGTCAGCGCCGTCAGCACAGCACGGAACGCCAGGCGAATGCGGCCGAGCGCGCGGGCGATGCGGGCGTCGATGTCGCGCGGGTTCATTTGTTTCCCCGCACCAGCGGCGCCACGTCGACCACCTGCGCCGGCAGGCTGTTCTTGCCACGCCGGTGCTTGTTCTTGTGCGGCCGGGCGTCGAGCACCCAGGCGCGGTCTTCCTTGAGCGTCAGCGTGGTCATGCCCGACTGCTCGCGCCCGCCCTGGAACTTGCGTCCCATCACGAACATCGGCGCATTGATGCCGTGCGGCTCGCTCACCACCTGCACCCGCATGCCGGGCGCCCAGGGGCGGCCGTCGTCGACGCGGAAGCCATGCACGCGGGCGGTCAGGGTGTAACTCGCCATGCGCCCATCGGCCAGCAGCTTGCGGGCACGGTCGCGGCACAGTGCCTCGCTGTCGGCCTCGTGGTCGATGGCGATCTTCGGCCGCGTCCAGTACACCCCGCCCAGCGCCAGCGAAGTGCCGAGGTCGGCATCCGCCACCGCCGCCTTCAGGCTGTGCTTGCCGGTCTCGGTGCGGGTGCCGTGGGTTTGTCCCAGCACCGTCAGGTTCGAGAAGCGCTTGTGCACCGACTTCGACTGCTCGAAGCTCGCCACGTTGTTGCCCTTGCCCGAGGTGCGCAGGATCAGCGTCGCCGCGATCGGCACGTCGTAGTCCGGCCCGCCCACCACCAGCGTGCCGTCCGGCTCGCACCAAGCCCACAGGCCATTCGCCTCCGCCGCGTGCACCAGCGCGTCCCAGGCGCTGTCGCCGGGCTCCACGTTCACCTTGTCGCGCGTGCCCACCGCCTTGGCATCCAGACGCACCGCGTCGATGCCTAGCGGCTTGACGATCTTGGCCACGATGTCTTCCAGGCTCACCTGCTTGGCCACGAACACCGGCGCGCTGCAGTCGATCAGAACCGCCGCGTTGTCGCGCCCGCTCAGGTGGAAGCTGCGTGAGCCCTTGGACACCGCGTCGCGCACTTCGTCAATGCGCCCGGTCATCACCAGGTCATTGCCGAGGAACAACTGGCAGCGCTGGCCGGGAAACACCTCGGCCGGCAATACGTTGGCCGCCGGCCCAAGCGTCACCTGCCAGGCGTCGGCCGGCGTCAGGTAGTCCGAGTCCACCTCGAAGTCGGTCCAGTCGGCATGCACCTGGCCGCCGATCGAGAGCTTGATCACCTCATTCGGCATAGGCGTTCAGGGTCTGCCCCTGCTCGATGAAATTGGGCAGCCGCAGCCGCGGATTGAGCCGCGCCAGTTCGATCGCCCGCTCGTGGTCGCCGTACCACTGGTGCGCCAAGAGGCGCAAGCACGCAGGCCCCTCGGCCGCGCGCGCGATGATCGGCGGGCGCAACTCGATCACGCTCTTGGCCAGGTCCTGCACCGCCCAGGCAGTTTCCTTGACCGCCTCGCTCACGGCGTGCGCCGATTCGAGATCCAGGTGCGCCCGGTACCAGTCCACCGCCGCCTGCGCGCGGGCGCGCACTTCGTTGGCCAACGCCTCGATCTCGGCCGGCGACATCACCGGCGTCAAGCTCTCCTGCGACAGCACGTCCGCCGCCGTGTCCGCCAGTTCGGCCAGCGCCTCCACGCGCAGTTGTTGCGCCGCCAGTTCGCGCGCCTCGGCATACGGCGAGCCGGGCGCATTGCTCACGCCCGGAATCACGGTGGCCACCGCCGGTACCGCCGCGTCGGTAAGCGAAGTAAACAGGCGTGAAAGCCCCAGGAACGAGCCCAGCGCCAGCACCGCGTTGAACGTGCTCGACAGCGCCGACAGCGGCGAGAAATTGCGCACCAGGCCCACGATCGAACGCACATCGCCGATCCAGGCCGAAGGCATGGCCAGGATCGAGAGGCCGCTGGTCAGCACACCCGAGACCGACAGGCGTAGGACGCTCATCGCGCCATCGAATACCCCGGCGAAAGCGGCCAACTCGGCTGGCGTCCGGATCAGCGCGCGCAGGTCCGTGATGCGCTTGGTGAACGCCAACAGGCCGAAGTCGCGCACCTTGGCGGTGGCCGCGTCCACCTTGGCCGCCTTGGCCAGCGGTACCGAGCGGTCGAAGAACGGCCGCGCCGTGATGCTCTCGACGAACTCCACCCGCAGCGACGCCTGGTCAACCTCTTCGGCCTTGTGCGCCCATTCCCAATCGGCCACCACCGCCTGTTTGATCGACCCATACACCGGGTGGATCAACTCCCCCGCGCCAGCGGTCTCCAGCGCCTTCTGGAACGCCTGCAGCCGGCTCTCGTAGTCGTCGCCGTAGAAGATCGCCTCGAAGCTGAAGTGACGCGGCCGGCGCCCCATCGTCTCGATGTTGGCGCCGTCGACATAGGGATACTCGTGCGACGACTGCGCGTGGCCGTGCTTGCTCGACTCGCCGACCACGTCGAACTTCACGCCGCGATAGCTGGCCTCCAGTAAGGTGTCTTTCCAGGCCATGTCAGTTGCGCCGGTTGTTCATTTCGGCCACGCGGTTGTTCGACTCCGCGATCTGCCGGCCGTCCAACATGATCTTGTTGGTGATGGTGAAGCCGGCCTTGGCCATGTTCGAATCGGTGCTGCCGATCTTGTCGGCGTACTTGCCGATCCAGTCGCCCAGGCCGCTGTTGTAGGCCAGCGTGCCCGCGCCATAGCCGGCCGCGCCCGCCAAGCCCGCACCGCCCGCCATCATGGCGAAGCGGCCCGCCGTACCGGCCACACCTGCCGCGCCCAGGGCCGCCGCCGCGCCGCCGCCACTGGTAACCAGGCCCGTGATGCCCGCTGCGGCCAGCGCCGCCGTGGCTGCGTTAGCGGCGATCTTCAAGCCTTCCATCGCCTCGCCCAGGGCGGGGTACTTCTGGTAGAGCGCAGTGGTCTGTTCCGCCAGCGCGCCCATCGGGCCGGCGAGCGGGCCGAACAGGGCGGTTTTGGCGAACTCCTGTTCCGAGGCCAGGCCCTGCGATTTGCTGGCGTAGGTGTCGCCGATGACCGCGAAGTTCTTGTCGATCGCGCCGCCGCCGCCGTTGATGCGGTCCATCAGTCCGCCCAACTGATCACCATTGTTCATGATCGCCACCAGCGCCATCAGCGCCTGGCGGTCCTGGATCAGCTTGCCCACCGCCTTGCCCTGCAGAATGTCCGCCATCGCCCCGTAGGTCGCCTGCTTCTCCTCCGGCGTGCCGGCACGCGACGCCTGGTCGCGCAGCGCCACGTACTGCTTGTCTTTGAGCGCCTCGCCTTTCACCAGCGCGGTGAACGCGGTCACCGGGTCGATGCCCTGGCTGCGCGCCTTCGAGAGCGTGCCGGACAGATCGATGCCGAGCTTCTTGGCATCGTTGGCGGTGTCCTGGCTGTTGATCTTGGCCAAGAGGTTCACCAGGTTGTTGCCGGCTTCATCCTTGCTGCCGGCAGTCGTGACCGTGAGCTGGTTCAAGGCCAGCAGGCGCGCGAAGTCGCCCGTGCCCTTCATGCCCGACATGCGCCCGGCCGCCATCTGCTGTGGCAGCCACTTGGCCATGTCCTTCAGCTCGAAGCCGCCGGCCTGGCCGGCCGTGAGCGCCATGTCCAGGAGCTGCGGCAATTGTGCACCGCTGATGCCGAAGCTCTGCTTGGCGCGGATCGCGATCTGCGCCAGGGCGTTGGCGTCCGATCCCGAGGCGGTGGCGCCCTTCACCAGGGAGGGCAGCAGCGCCTTGGATTCGTCGATCGACAGCGCACCGGAGGCGATCAGGGTATCGAGCGCCTCCACCGCCTGGTCACGCGAGCCGCGACCGGTGCGTACCGCGCCCATGATGGCGCTGTTCATGTCCAGCGCGCCCGCCTTGCGGCCGGCCGTGTCGCGGTCCGCATAGGCGGTGTTGGCCAAGTGTGCCAGGCGCAGCTCGTAGTCGATCGGCTTTTGCATCTGGTATTTCAGCGCCAGACTGCCCGCCTGCACGCCCTGGAAGGCCATGTTGGCACCGCGCAACCCGCCGCGCACCGTGCCCATGTTCCTGCGCCCGAGTTCGCGCATGGCGCGGCCGGCACCGCTGGCGATCTCGCGCAGCAGGCCGCGCATGGTCATCAGGTCGCTGTTGATGCCGCGCAGCGGGTCACCCCGGCCGATACTGGCCACCGAGCGCGCCGTGTCGTTGGCCGCGCGATCGACGCCCTTCAACGCCAGCTCCAGCGCCTTGGAGGAGGCTTGCACCTCGCCCAGGGCAGCCTTCAGCGGGCGCGTCAGCTCGTTCTTGAGCTGCAGGCGCATGGCCAGCGACAGTTCGCTCATGTCTTCTTCCGCTTGGCGTTGACGAAACGCTTGACGCCGGGCTGTTTACCGGCGTCAGGAATCAGGATGTCGACGTACTGGATGAACGCCGTCTCGTTCATGGCCAACACCTCGGTCTCGGCAAAGCCACGGCGCATCAGGCCGAGGACGGCCCGGCGGAGGTTGCGGGCGCTGGGCTTGCGTTCGGGTGAAGCGCCGGCCAGGTCGGGATGCTCGACGCCGGCCAGTTCAAAGGCTTTTTTGCCAGCAGACCTCGGGCCGCCGCGAGCGTCTCGAAGTCGAGTTCGTCCATCTCGAACACCAGCGCCGTATTGATGTCCTTTGTCGGTATGTCACCGACCGCGACCAACTGGCGGGCGATCTGCGCGCACTCGATCTTGAGGTCGGAATCGCTGCCCACCTCGTCGAAGGCCGCCAGCGTATCGGCCACCTTCGACCGCCGCAGCTCGAACGCCTGGTGAAGTTTGCCGGCGAACGCCACGCCCACTGGCAAGGTGCCCGCGATCTTGTCCAGGACCGTCACTCGGTCACCTCACGCAGCGCCGCCAGTTCGATGTCGAACATCATTTCGCTATCGGTCTTGTACGCCCGACCGACCGAGGTCACGAAGCAGTCCAGATAGCTGGTCGCCTTGCCGCCGATCAGGGGCCGCACGGTGACCTTGGCGTTCTCCACCGCCGCCCAATCGCGGGTGTCTTCCAGCTTGGCCGGCAGGCTCACGGTGAGCGAGATCTCCTCGACCAGGCGCGCGAAGCCTTTGGCGCGGCCGGTCTTGTTCATCGTCTTCACCAGTTTGCGCATGGTGCTGCGCTTGGGGGTGACCGACTCCACCTCGACCTCGACGCCGTCGATCTCGATATAGGCCGCGCCTACGTATTCGATTGCCATGTGCTTCTCCTATCGACCGTGGGGTCAGGTGTTGATCTTGACCATCGCGTACCCGGTGCCGTCCGCGTTGATGTGACCGAAGGTTTCGATCTGCTTCACCGACTCAGGCGGCATGTTCTCCATGAGCACGCCAGCGGCGGTCTGGATCTGGCCGGCGATCGGGCAGTTGTCGCGGGCGATCTCCAGCATCGAATCGAGCGCGCGAATGGCTTCCTCGCGGTTGCTGCCGGATGCTTTCAAGTTCCAGCTCATGTCGGTCTCCGGTTAGAGCAGCAGGTCGATGCGGCCGGCGAACACGTGCAGGCCGTTCACCACATCGCAGGGGATCTTCGCGTCCAGGCGGTTCGGGTCCTGGCTATCGCGCTCGACGATCAGGCCGGGCAGGTTGGCCGTGACTTGCTCGATGATCTCCAGCTCCTCCAGCTTGTAGAGCACGTCGATCAGTTCCGAGCGCACGCGGGCGGCGGTCTTGTCGGAGAGCTTCTCGCGCGGGAAGCGCAGGCTGATGCGCTCGCGGCAGGCCTTGCGCACGTATTCCAGCGTGCGGATGGTGGTCAGGTCGAGCAGCGCGATGTCGGGGATGGCCTGCGCGTCCACCGTATAGGTGGTAATCGCCCGCACGATCTGCACCTTGTTGCCGGGGCCGACTTCCAGCGGCGTGCTGCCGTTGTAGAGTGCGCTCTCCTGCTCGACCCGCCCCAGCCAGTTGGCGAACGGGTTGGGCAGAATGCCGGTCAGCGCCAGGGTGTTGAGCGGCCGGGCAGGATCTTCCTCGCTGGCGATCACGCCGGCATAGGCCGCCGCGATCTGGAAGGGCATCTGCGGCGCCGAAGGCAGCAACGCCCCGCTGATGCGTCCGCTATTGAGCGCGGCAGCCAGGGTGGTCGAGGTGGCCAGCGACCCGGTAAAGCCGTAGACGCCGATCGCGCCGCGCTGTTCCAGCGGGCCGGACACGTTGTCCAGGTGGGTGCGCAGCTTCACCAGGCTGGCCGAGTCGTTCCAGGCGCTGACGATGATGTTGTGGCCCAGGGCAAACACCGCCGCCAGCGGTGTGGCCATGTCCGGGTCGGTCGCGCCGGCCACGCCATCGGCCACCGCAGCGGTCACGCCGGTGGCGGCCGAAGTGAGCGGCGTGACCACGGTGGAGACCTTGAGCTGATTGCCCTGGGTGCCCTTGTTGCGCGCGGTGAGCGTCACCACGCCGGCCACGTTGGCGGCAGTCACCGGCAGGCTCGGCTGTTGCGCAATCGCCGCCACCAGGGCGGCGGCCATCGCGGTGGCGGTGTCGGCCCCGGCGAAGTTGATCTCCACGTCCTGGCCATTGATGGTGGCCTTGAGGTTGCCGGCGGCGGCGGCCGGGCCGGTCACCGTGATGGTGTCGGTGGCGAAGGTGCCGCCGCCCACATCATCCATCGCGATGGCCGAGAGCGCCACATACGGGTTGGCGCGCATGCACGCCTGGCACATCAGGTAGAGCTGCGAGCCGATGCCGAAGAGCGTGGCGGCCTGGGCGTCCGAGAAGATGTCGACCACCACGTTGGCGGCCTGGCTGCCGGCGGCGGTCTTCTGGCCGACGATCAACACCTTCTGCAGGTTGGTCGGCAGCGTACGCACCGCCAGCTTGGTGTTGAACTCGAAGTACTTGCCCGGCTTGCGGATGCTCGTCGGGATGTTGTCGAAGCTGATGTTGGGGCTGGCCATGTCGGCTCCTATTTCGCGTTAGAGGCGGTGGTTTTGGAAGCGGCCTTGCCGGCCTTAACGGGCACGGCCTCCGGCAAACGGATCAAGTCCCCATCGGCCAGGCGGCGCAGGTAGTAGTAGCTCTCCGGCACCTCGGTGGCCTCGTCTTGCGTGATGTAGGCGCGCGGGTTGCCCTCTTTGGGCACCTTCACGTCCGGGCTGGCGACGACTTGCATGTCAAGCTCCCTGCAGGGTGACCAGGTCGCTCGCGGCCGGGTTTTCAGCGGCGGGCGGGGTGTGATAGTTGAGGCCCATCTTCAACAGGCCCAGCGTGCGTTCGTCCGCCGGGCGCTCGATCCAGGCGGTGTGGAATTCCAGGGCAAACACCGACATCGCCGCTCGCTTGACGGTCGTGTTGAACAGCGTGCGGATCGCGCCCGGCGCCATGAAGTCGATCGGCAGCCCCAGGTCGTTGCGGATGAACAAGGCGCGCAAGTCGTGGATGATCTGGTAGGTCCCCACCGCCACGCGGCTGCCATGCCTGGCCTTGTCCTCGCCGGCCACATTGCGCTGGCCGATCATCAACACGAAGGTGGCGGGCACCTTCCAGGCGTTGCGCCCGGTCGCCAACGACACCGGCCGCTGCGCGCCGCCGAATGTCACCCAGGCGGCCGGCAGGGCGCGCACCCAATCGAAGGTCTCATCGTCCAGCTGGCCGCCGTAGTGCTCCACGCTCTTCAATTGATACGGCAGGCCGCGCGCGGTCGTGATCGCCTCGATCATCGCGTCTTCCACCTGGGCGATGATGGACTCGCTCATCAGATGATGTCCCCGCCCGCGCCGCGCGAGAACACGCGGCCGCCCGCGCCGGCATTAGTGCCTGCCGGAAACATCACCGTGCCGCGCCCGCTGGCGGCATCCCCCGCCACGTCCACACCCAGCTGCACCTCGCCCTTGCCCACCGCCGTGAAGAACTTCACGGCATCCTTGTAGCGGTTACGGATCTCTTCGGTCGGCTCGGCTTCGCTGCCGGTCAGGTGGTAGCGCGTGATGTTGCACACGTGCCGCTTGACGATCGGCGACACCTTGGTGAGCGGAATCGCCACCTTGGCGGCCACGTAGGCGTCCACCTCGCTGCACGCCCCCACGATGGCACGATCGACCACGTCGGCGGCGACTTCACCGGCGTCGATACGGTCGGAGAGCGCGATCACCTCGCGCTCTCCGAACTCGTCGATCATGTCTTGGGTCGTGATGTAGGGCATGGTCTCTCTTCAAACCGGCGCGGCGGCGCGTGGGTCCGGTATCGCTGGGCTCCCGGTGCGGCAGCCATCCACCACCGCCACACCGATCAACGCCCCTCGGGGGGTGTAACTAGTCCTGGCTTTCGCCGTCGTCGTCGTCGCCGGTCTCAATGGCGCCCAGCGCCTTCAATTCCGCGGCATCGGCGCCGTTGAGTTCGATCTCCTCGCCCGGCTGCACCATGCCGTCGAGCGTCTTGATCGGTTCCCTGGCCACGTAGGTGGCCAGGGCCTTCTTGTCGAGCTTGGCGGCCGGCGCCGCCTTCTTGGCCGGCGCGCTGGCCGGGGATTCCGTCGCTGGCGCTTTCGCTCCAGCGTTCTTGGCTGCAGTTGCCATGTCGCCCTCGATCAGTTCGGGTTGATGATCAGGTAACCGGAGACCATCCCGGTCAGCACGGCCGCGCGCTCGTGGGCCACGCCGTAGACCCAGCTCTTGCGGCCCGCGTCCCAGTAGGGCATTTCCACCAGGGGATGGCCGCGCAGCGTGTAGGTGTAGCCGAAGCTGGGCACCTGCTGGTTGCGCTCCGCAGGCGGCGCCACATAGGCCAGCACCGCGTTGTTGCCCCACACGTCGGTGAAGGTGCCCGCCTGGTCGCTGACGATCGCATCGCCCACCACCACGTCCTTCACGTCGAACAGCGCAGCCAGGTCGGCGGCGGTGATCGGCTTGTCACCCTTCGAATACGCGAAGCGTGAAATCACGTTCGGGTTGGTGCGGCACGCCTTGTAGGCCACCGCACTCAGCACCAGCGTGTTCGGCCGCTTGCCACAGGAGGCGCGAATTGCTTCCTTGGCGGTTTCGATGTCCGTGACAGGCGTACCGGTCGCGGCGCTCCACTTGGTGGCGCCCGCCAGCGTCACTTTGTGGCCGGCGTCGTAGTTGGTGGCCAGCACGGCGAGGGCGGCCTGCTGGCTTTCCAGTTCCAGGCCGAGCGAGTTCATGGTGTTGCTCACGGCCACGCGCGAGAGGTCGATGCCGGGCACCTGGTTGGCGTCGCGCTGCAGCTCGCGCGGCACCAGGGCGTCGAGCGCATGGTTTTCCACGGAATACGGCTTGCCCAGGTATCCCCATTCGATGACCTTGGTCTGGCTGCCGGGCGTGCGCGCGGAGTTGTACAGCTTGAACGAGTCCTTGTTGAACTCGATGATCTTGCCAGCGGATTGATCGACCGGAATCGGCGGGAACAGAGCGTTACCGACCCGCTCCGGGTGCTGGTACCCCTGCACCACCGAGGTGAGGATCGGGTCGATGACGCGGGCTTGTGCGAGGTTTTGCATGGTCTTGGGTTCTCCTGGTGTCCTGGGTTGCCGGCGCGCTTACACTGCGCCCAGCAGCACTTCGATGCGGTCCCCGGCGGCGCCTGCGGCCTCCAGCGCGCGCCCGAGGGCGATGCCGGCGGCGCGGGTGATCGCCCGGCCCTGGTTGTCGATCTCGATCAGGGCGCCGGCCGCGACCGCCGCGCCGGCCTCGACGTGATCGGTGCCGACCACGGTGACCGGGATGGTGTCGCCGATGGCGGCGTCCATCTGCGCGACACCGACGTTGCCGGCGGCGGCGGCAGGCACCGCGCCCAGCAGGGTGACAAACCGGCGCGCGGTCAGCACCGCAATGGCCTTGACCGGCAGAACGAGAATCGGGCTTCCTTGTGCGCTCATGAAGGGCTCCTGGTGGTGAAGGGGTTAAACCGGGTTTAGGCGATACCCACGGCCTTGCAAGCCGTGACGTAGTCGACGCTGTGCTTGGCCTGGTAGGCCAGGGCCTCGGTGTGCTTGGCCGCGCGCAGGGCATCCACCGAGGCGCCGGCAGGCACATCCACGCTCGACACCAGCGCGGCGGCGGGCGGCACGCCGCTGGTCTGCTGGGTGGCCAGCGCCGGGATCTCCGGCTGCTTGTCCAGGTACGCCTTCAGCGCCGCCACGTCCTTCTTGCCCATGTCGGTGAAGTAGTCCTTGGTGGCCGCGACGATCTTGCCCTTGGCCATGCCGCCCTCGACCAGGGCCGCGACCTCGGCTTCGGTCGCCTTGGTCTTGAACTCGCTCACCTGCGTGAGCGCGGTCTGCAGCTCGGTCTGCAGGCGGGTTAGCTCTGCGATCGGCACATGGGTGCTCGGGCTGTACTGGCTGGCCGTCAGGCGCACCACGTCGGCCTCCAGGCCGGCCACACGATCGGCGCTGGTCTTGAGTTCCTTCACCAGCGTCACCAGCGAATCTTCGGTAGCGGTGGCGGCTTGCGCGGCGGACATGGCCAGCGCGGCAATGAGTAGCTGTTTCATCGAATCCTCCGGAGGAGATTGGGAAAAATGCCGCGCGGCCAGGGCCGATACCTCGTTGAGGCCGTCCAGTCCGGGGTTGTTGGTGAGGGCCGCGTGCAGCAGCTCGCGCACCTCGCCGGTTTTGCGGTCATAGGAGAAGACCGCTGACGCGAATTTGTATTGGTCCGCGTCGATGTAGGCTTTGGCCTGGGCCGTCCAGTCCACCGGGTTGGCGAACAGGCCGACTTGCGCGTCGAACTCCACCGACTTGAACCAGCCGGCGGCGGGCGCCGGCTGACCGTTGAAGCGCGCGTTGAGCGTTTGATGCTCGTAGTCGAAAACCAGCGGTGTCTTGCGGGCGGCCACTTTTGCGACGATGCGTGCGGCCGCCTCAGGGGTGAGCTTCCAGGCGCTTAGACCATCGTCGGGCCTCCCATCGACTGATTTGAATTCGCCCGCAGGCAACAGGTGCACACGACTCGCCGCGCCGCCCTTCAGCTCAAGCGTCAGGACGGCGATATCGGTGCGTGCGGTGGCTTGGTGCATGCCGTCATCTTGGGCATGCGGGCGATGGGCCGTAAGGACTAAATATTTAGTCGCCGACTTCGCTGGAGGATGAAGACAGCGTAGCCGATGGCGGAGCGGCTGGCAAGGAGGTGCCTAGCCAGCCAGGCTCGCCAGGTAAGTCGATGCGCTGGCCACGATGCGCGCCTCATCCTCGGCCGCGAGCATCAGAAACGGCCGCGCCGGGATCGTCGAGCCGGGGTGGTTCACCTTCTTCGCATAGCGCCCGTTGAACTTGAGCGCCTTGCCCTTTTTCGGCAGGATCACATGCGGTTTGGTCTTGCCGCCAAAATGATGGATCGCCGCATACACCACGTTGGTGCCCACCACCGCCTCGGTATCGCTGGCCCGATGCACGATCGAGGCCGCCATGCGTCCGGTGTTCTGCAGGATCTTCGCCGGCCCGCGCCCCTTCTTCACCGAGCCCGGCTTCAAGCCCAGCCATTTCGGCCGGCCCTCCTGGGCGAAGTTCTCCTCCACCGCATCGAGCATGATGCCGGCGATCCGCGTCATCAGCGGCGCCGGGTGTGCCGCACCGGCCGCCACCCGCGCCAGGGCCGTCAGAACCGCCTTGTCGTCGACCTTGACCTCGATCATCTAACGGCCCTATCATGGGGGCTCTCGGCCGTCACGCGCCTGTCCAGCGCGACCACAGGGCCGGGAACAACCGGGTTCGGGGCAGAGAACCCGGTTTTCATTTGCGGCCCTTCAGGTACACCAGCCACTCGCCGCGCAGCTTTTCCAGGTAGCGCAAGCGCGCCTCCGGTGTGCGCACCGAGTACGGCATGAACGACGTCACCCCGCGCCACCCTTCCGGCCCGATCTCGAAGATCGCCAGGCCGATCTGCGCCTCGGCCCCGCCTGGCGCGCCCTCGATCTCGAACAGCTTGATGGAGCGCTGACGCAACTGCCAGGCGTCGGCCATGTCGGCGCGCTTCTCCCAGATCTGCCAGATCTCGTCCGGTTCCTTGAGTGCACGCGCCAGCAGCGGCACATGCTGCTCGCGGCCATCCTTGAAGATCTTCCAGGCGCCCGCCTGGTCCTGGAACAGCGCCTCACTGATGACATACGGCGTGTGCGCCTTGTTGACGAACACCGCCGGCTCGCCGATCCGCGCGCCGAACTCCTGCAGGAAACGCTGGGCATACTGCTCCGGCGGCAGCCCCTTGGGCATGAGCACGCTTGCGCTCACCTTCTCGGGCGTGGGCAGTGGGGGAGCCGCATGCGACAGCAGCCCGGTCGCAGGCCGTTCCAGATCCGGCCCCGGAAAGAACGGCCGCTGCCAGCTCGCGCCGGGGTTGTAGCTCCACCCAGGGTCCGGCGTGACGCGCTGGCCGGGCAACACCTCGAAGCGCGCCGTGCGCACCTTCTGCTTGGACCCCTTGAACGGCGTGATCCAGACACTGTCCAGCTTGCCCTCTGATGACGAAAGCGGCGATTGCCCCGGCCCCGTGCCGACCTGGTCGGGCGCCAGCGCCCGCGCCCTGCAGCGGCAATTGAAACCGTTGGGCGGATAGAACGCGTTCCAGAAGGCGTCGTCATGCCGGAAAGTGCGGCCGTTCAAGGCGCGATGCGCCGGCCGCGTGCGCCCGTCCAGGATGGCGACGTACTGCCAGTAGGGCCGATCCGCCGCATTGGCCTTCATCGCCTCATAGCGCCCGGCCATGTAGGCCGATTGCATATTGGTGCGGAAGATCGTCTCCAGGCGATGCGGCGCCAGCTTGCCGCCGTGGAACTCGCCCTGCTTGTCCACCCCGGCGCGGCCGATCCACCCCTTGCCCTCTAACGCGCGGTCGACGTTGTCGCGCCAGGTGGCGAAGGTCTCGCCCTTGGCCAGTGCCTGGTCAAGGCTCTTGCGGATGTCCACCAGCACGTCCTGGCGCGCCACGCCGGCCACGGTGAACGCCTTGACATGCGCCTCTTGCCACACGTCGCGCCAGCGCTCGGAGACCGCATAGCCCTTGCTGCGAAAGTAGGCGACCGCGGATTCGGGTTCCAGGCCGAAGGCGTGCTTGAGGTCAATCGCGGGGAGGGGGCGGCTCATATTCACCGTGGCAAGGCATGCAGGACTTCGTAACGGTGCATCGCATGCCCGGCACGCAATTCCGGCGGCAAAAATCGGAGCCCAGCGTTTTGACGGTCTCTCTGAAGCTCGCCCGCAGACAGTCCTCATGAAAGCAATGAAGCCTGCCGGCGACATTTCTTTGCACACCGCGCTGCACCCGATGTGGGCGACCGCTCGGGCACCACGGAAACAGTGCGTCGTAGAGCCACGCGACCAGATTGCGAATCACGTCGATCCTCCGGGACTTTCATCATCGAGTTCGTCCAGACGCATGCGCCAGCCTTCCGCATCGGACAGCAGCAGCTCGTACAGTTCCTTTTCATCGCAGTCGGACGATCCGATGATGTCGCGCACCTGGTCGACGACTTCCTTGGCCGATTTCCCCACGTCACCGACTCCTCTCATCATTAGCCCGCGCCTTCTCCGGATGCCGCTCACGCCATTCCTCGACCGCCTCACAGAGATCGTTGATATCCAGCCCCGTACACCACCATTTGAAAGCCCGGTCGGTCAGCCACCATAAGATCCCCGACGCGGCAACCAAACCGCCGCTGGTCACCACCAGCAGACCAATCCAGGAGATCACCTCCTGCATCACTACCTGCAGCATCTCAATCCTCCGTCCCGTTCACCATCCCCCACAACTCGCTCACAAAAATCACCTGCGCCAGCTGCTCGCGCAACTTGTCCGCCGGCATGTCCGGGTACAGCTGGGCGATCATCTCCAGCATGTCATCCGGCGTCTCGGCACGGCTCAGTTTGTCCAGGAGCGGCTGCAGCAGCGTGCGCATGGCATCGTCTAACGCACCGCCGTCGAGATCCTCCATCGCGCGATCGAGCGCGGCCTGGTCGGGGAACAGGCGGCCGTCGAGTTCCTTGGTGCCGCCCTTCAACGCGGCCAGGGCGCTCTTGAGCTTGGCGCGCAGTTGTTCGGCCGCACCCGGCTTCTTGGCGGCGGGATCGGGGCCGGCCGAGTTCACCTGCACGGGCGCCGTCATCACTGGCTCGCCGTTCTTCGGCTCGGGGATCATCAGCTTGTTGTGCGCCCACGCCACCGGGATCTGCAGGCCGCTGCCAGCCAACTTGGGTAGGGCATCGGCGAACAGCTTCAAGTCTTCCGGCTGGCGGGTGTCGAACTTGAGCTGCGGCATGCGCAGCGGGTTGGGCGGCATGGTGCCGTTCAAGGCCAGGAGCGGGTAGATCAACTGCTCGTTGAGCGTGGACTCCAGTTGCCGCGCGTCGCTCACCAGGAGGTCATGCCGCACTTCGTTGTGCACGTTGCCCAGGGCATTGGTGCTGCTCTTGCCGTCCGCCCCGCTGGTGAGGGTGCCGCCGAGGATGGCCTTGCTGATCGAGCGCTCGCACCAGTCGATCATCTGCATGAAGGGGTCGCCGCTGCCGCCCTTGGTGGCTTCCACCAGCTCGATCATCATGTCGTCGGGGATGATGCCGGCCGCGTCGTGGCCGATGCCCACCACGGCGTTGAGCAGCGCCAGCTTCTCCGGCTCGCTCGTGCCTGGTGCGTATTTGCCGATGCGGATCGGCAGGCCGAAGATCTCCAGGAATTCAGCGAAGTCGCGGGCCGAGTAGTTGCGGAACAGGTAGGGCAGCGTCAGCACCCGCAGCAGGCCGGCGCGCGTGACATAGCCGCTCTTGGCCTTGTGGATGTGCACGATCCAGCCGAACGGCAGCAGCGGTTCGCCTTCGAAGCTGCCGCTCTTGCGCAACTGGATCTTGGTACGCGTCTCGTGGTCGACGGTAAACCAGGGCTGCGGGCGGTGCTCGATGCACTTAGGCAAGGTGCGGCCGTCCGGACGGTGCCACTCGATCTCCATGCAGGCGAAGCCGTGGCCGATCGCATCCAAACAATCCACCATCAGGTCTTCCAGGCTGGGCACGGCCTTCAGCAGTTCGGTGGCAAGCTCTGCCTCGGCCTTCTCGGCCGCGCTGGCGTTGGGCGGCGCCTGCACGCTCCAGTCGAGCGTCAGGATCGCGCGCTTGCGCTTCTGCAGGTCCGCGAAGATCTGCGTGTCCTTTTCCTCCATGTCGATGAACAGCTCGTGCTGGTCGCGGATGTAGCCGCGCTCGGCCATGTCGAGCGCCTGGTACAGCTTGCCCGGCGTCAACCCGCGCGACGGGTGCAGCGGGAATTCGCGCTTGATCCAGTCCAGTTTGGCGGTTTGCGACTCCCGCAACACCGCTTTATCGATCGGTTGGCCGTCCGGCCCCAGTATGTTTGCCATCAAAATCCCCGGCAAGGCCCGTTAGAGGGCGTTAGAAACGACGCAACCCGCTCCGGCCGTATCAGCGCATGGTCCGGGGCGTTAGAAATGCAATGGCGGGCCGATCCGGGAAACATCGTTAGATCGCCCCGTTCATACCGGCCAGGTGGTCCGTGAGGTTGCTCGACCCTACCCACCCGGACCCCGGCGCGGATCGCGAGCCGCACAGCTTCCACAGCATTTCCAGGCAATCCGGGCCGTCGTCGTGGTCGGCCTTGGGGTAGTGGGTGAGCTGCGAAATCAGCGTGGTGAGGCTGGGGTGGAAGCGGATCAGGCCGTTGGCCACATGCGGCTGCAGGCTTTCGATGCGCAGGTCCTTGTCGTTGTGCGGGATCACCGGCATGGCCGGCACCGGGATGCCGCGCTTGGCGGATTCGGCCACCAGTTGGCGGCGCATGAACTCCTGGAACTGCACCGCCTCGACCGCCCAGCGCAGGCACTTGTACTCGGCCTGCAGGCCGATGATGTCCTGGATGATCTTGTCCGGCACCCGCTTGGCGATCTTGGCCTCGATCACGTCCAGGATGCCGGTCAGCCGGTTGAAGCCTCCCACCAGGATGGCCGAGGGGTCGCGGCTTTTTCCCTTCAGGCCGAGCGAGGGATCGCAGGCGCCGTAGAAGCGCCACTCCGCCAGGCGGTTCACCCAGAACTGGATGCAGCCGGCGAAAATCGCGTTCTCGCCCGACACCGGATCGTTCTGGTACTCCGAGTCGAACGCGCCGTGGCCGTCGCGGGCGCGGATGCGCATCAGCGCCTTGAGCGGCCTGACCTTCGGCCAGCTCACCACCGCGCCGCGCTCCATCTCGGCGAGGTTCTGCTGGTAGAAGGCTTCGGCGGCTTCTTCGCCGTCGTGGTCGCCTTGCTCGCCGTCTTCGGTGGCGCGGGTGGCGCCGTTGCGGATCAGCTCCTCCCAGGCGTCCCACAGATCCATGCGGTCCGGCCACTTGATGATGGCCTTGAAGCGCCGGCTCTTCCACAGCGGGTTGGCCAGCACGCGCGAGAGCACCGAGTCGTAATGCAGCACGGTGCCCACCGCCAGAACATCGAGCGAGCCGTCCGGCCCGCCCAGGTTCAACACGGTCTTGTTGAGCCAGCCGTTCAGCTTGTCGCGCTGGGCCGGCGTGGCGACGTTCTCGTCGTTCTCCAGATCGTCGAGGAACACCATGTCCGGGCGGTGTGGGCCGTGACGTAAACCGCGCATCCGTTTGCCGCTGCCAAAGGGTTGCATCTTCACGTCGTTGCGGGTGAGGATGACGCGCTCGTTCCACACCCGTCCCTTGCCCGCGATCTCAGGGAAGTCCATCGCGATGCGCGGGTTGATCTCGATCTCGGCCTTGATGGCCTCCATGATCGCGGCCGCCTGCTCGAAGGTGTCGCTGATCATCGGCATGAAGTGCTTGTACCCGTAGCAGATGCACCACAGCGGCCCGGCCTGGCTGACGATGGTGGTCTTCATCTCGCCACGCGGCGCCGCGATGGCCTCGGTGACCCCGCCGTCGCCGAACACGATCTCCGGGATGCGCTTGAACAGGTAGCCGTGCAGGGCCGAGAGGCTTTCGTGCCACTTGTCATACGCCAGACCCTTGGGGTTGACGTAGTGCGGCATGTAGGTGAAGGCGAACAGCTCCAGGCTCTTGGCGCAGTCGGCCCGGCGCTTCTCGCGCGCGAGATCGTCGGGCGGGAAGTTGTCCACCTTGGCCTCGATCTGCCGCCGCAGATCCTCCGCCAGGGTGGCGATCTCTTCCAGGAACTGTTTCGCGCTCTTGGCCATGCTAGGACCCGTACACCTTGGAAATCTCCTCGCCGAACGGCTCCAGGATCTCCAGGAACGCGTTGGCGTGGCGCGGGAAGCGCGCCTGGACGAAGCCTGCGAGCTTCTCCACCGTCTCCATCGCCACGGCCAGCTTCGAGAGCTTGCCGTTGCCACGGGTCACCGCGCTCATGGTCTTGTGGTACGCGTCGGACAAGCGCGAGATGGCCTCGGCCTTGTCGATCGCCGCCACCTCGGCATCGTCCTTCAGATCCGTGAGGGTCGACTGGAACAGCGCCACAAAGTCTTCCAGCACCGCCTGGGTGACCGCCTCGGCGCCCTGGCCGGCCAGGTGGCTGGCCGAGCGGGCGCGGTCCCAGTCGTCGCCGGCCGCGCGCGCCTCGGCCTTCCAGCGCCGCGCCGTGTCGGGCGACACCTTCGGCCGCAGCCCCTTCACGCATTGCGCGATGGGCAGCTTGCGGTGCACGTAGGCCGCCCGGACGGCGGCCTTGGCTTCGGGACCTTTGGCCATGTCAGGTCTTGATCTTCATCAGCCCTTTGAACGACTCGACGATCAGCGCAATGCCGATCGACACCACCGTCCCGGAAATGGCGCCTGCCTTGGCGGCACTGACTTCCACGTTGCGCAGGCGTTGGTCCATTTCCGTCAGCTTGGCATCCTGGGTCCCCTGGTTCTTGATCACCAGGTCCAGCTTGCCGTCCAGGCGCCCCAGGCTGAAATTTTGGTCACTCGCGTTCATGTTGCCTCCGCAGTTTTGCTTCATGTTCAAGTTCGGTCGCACAGTCGATGCACGTCGTGGTGCCTGGCACCGCGCGCACGCGGGCCGGCGCGATCGGGCTGCCGCACTCCAGGCACGTGAGGGTCACTACCCGTCCGCCCGCAGCAGCTGAGCGCACGCGCTCGATGGAGGCTTCCCGCTCGCGTTCCTCGATCTCGGTGGCGCGGTCGTAGATATCGGTCATAGCGCCGTCCTCACGGGCAGCACGTAGGTCTGCACCAGGTGTTGCCCATCCGAGAGGTCGGCCTCGCAGCGCAGGGCATAGTCGTTGCGGTGCAGACCATCTTGCACGCCCACCATGACCAAGGTGCCCGTGACCACAGGTGTCGTAAACAGCATGGCGGCCATCTCCGGGTCGATGGTGCCGCGTTTGAGCGCGATCGCGACCACTGGCGTGCCGACGATCGTCAACCCGCCGAACGCCTCATAGGAAAAGTCCCACGTGACGGTCACGCGCTCGGCCGGGTCTTTGCGATCCAGGCGCGTCGAGAATCGGCGCTGACGTATGCGGCGATAGAACCGGGGATTGAACGACAGCGTGAACGGCTGGCCGCTCATCTGCCCGGCGGCCACCAGATTGCCGAGAGTGACGCCCCCGGACAGCACACTCGGCGCGCTGACCAGGCTGCCGGACCCGACCAAGTCGTCAAGCGCCACTGCACCCGTCAGCGTGCCACCGCCGACCGATCCGATGGTGATGGTGCCGATCGCGGTGCCCGAATCGACACCATCGACATAGAGGCGATAGGTGAACGTGTACACACCATCCGGACCGCTCGCGGTGAAACTCGAATCCTCGAACACGTCGAAGGTCGCCAGCCCGACCGGGAACGTCTCGATCAGCCCGCGAACCTCTTTCCCGGCATCGGCCGGCAAGCTCAGGTCGTTGTACAGATACCCGGCGCCGTTGTCGCCCGAACTCGGCACGGCCGAGCCGAGCACGCCCAGCCCGCCCCCGCCGTAGTGGTAGGCGCCGGGGACGAGTGACGATCCGTACTTGTAGCTCATGCTAGGTCGCGGTGTACGGCTCGCAGCCGAATGCGGTGCCGTCGGCGTTGCAGGAGACCAGCAGGTATTGCGTGCCGGGCACGATCGCCACATTCGTCAGCGTCAACACGCCCGAGCCGTTGGTTACCTGGTTGGTGAGCGTCAGCACCGTGCTCATGTCGCTCACCT